AAAGAATAAATCTACATATCCGTCTTGTGTTGTTGATACAGCAAAATCCCCATCACAGGTTGCTTGAGCTAAAGCAGCTGCGTCTGTAGTTCCAGATGTATTCCATAAAGAAAAAGTAAAATCAGAACCAGCAGCATTGTTTGCCATACCAACATGTAAACCAATAACTCTACACTTAAAAGGTACTTGAAATCGTAAGGCTCTTTCATCAGGAGATGCACCACTGTTAAATGTAGTTACAGTTCCAGCACCATCCAAAGGAGAAAGATTAGGTAAATAAATAACTCCAGCTGTTCCAGTTGTTACAATCCATTCAAGTTGCCCATTAGAAGAAGCAATCCCAGTTCCTGCCCAAGTTCCGGCACCAGCATCTAAAAGAAGCAATGGATAATGTGCGTTGCGACTTTCCTTTCCCAACACATCAGAACACACAGAGAATTGCATATTTGGAGTACCACTAGAATTGACAACAACAATAGCAATTTCATCACCTGCAGTAATATTGGCAGCAGAAGTAAGAGTTACAGTTTTCCAGACACTATCATCACCATTAGCTACAACTACAGTTCCATTAGTGTTTGCTGCCCATAGAGTGCCAGAAGGACGACCATTTGTAACAGTTTCAATTCTAATCTCAATTGTACTTCCAACTGTAACTGTGCCAGTGCGAAAACTGACCGTAGTAATAGTATCTGTAATTGGAAAGTTACCTACCCATGCAATTCTATCAGTTACTGAGTCAAAAGTTAAAGTTGGATTTCCTAAGGCAGATGATAAAGCTCCACCATCTACCATTGGCATTGGATAATATAAAAATGTTGGCAGAATTGATTGAAGTGTCATATTAAATTACAATTGTTATACCAGTTTGTAATAATGCTCTAGTTTGTGCAAGAGTTCGTCCTATTTTTGCTAATCGTATAATCATTTTAACAAAAATTATAATATCTTCCTCAGAAATAGATTCTGAGATATGTGTAGTCTGTATGGGTATAGAGGCTATGGCATCTCCAGTTACTACAAACTGTAAATGGCCACCTCCAATACAAGTATTGGTTAAACGTATTGTAACTGAGGACATAAATAATTATAATAAATGAAAGGATTAAACTATATTATTCTTCCCATTCAATATTTGCTTCAGCATTAATTGCAGCACCAGTTCCGCGATTAGCTCTAATAGCATATCCCTTAGCAGCAGCTGCAGCACCTTGAATTTCAGGTTCACGTCCAAGAGGATATTGAATAACAAGACCAGAAGATGGAGGAACATTATATGTTTTAAGAACAGTGACTGTTCCTTCTGATGCCGGAAGTTTCTTGGCTGCTGCACCAACAGCTACCTGACCATCACGTTGAGAAGAAGGTGTTACAGCAGTTCCAGCAGCAGAAGCCGCAGTAACTTCAACAAGTTGAACACGAACAGGAACATCAGTTGCAGAGACACCTGAAAAAGAGATTGAGGCTTCTGTAATTGTTGCTTTTCTATTAGCCGGTGGATTGACCTCTAGGATTGTTGACATTACTGCTGGAACTGCTGCGGCTTCTGCTGTTGCAGCATACAAACTCATGATAACTCCTTAACTGATTAACAGCATTATTTATATAGTCTAAAACACAAATGGTACTGCTGATGCAATAAATGGAATGTGTGATTCAGACAATCCACCACCTATTGCATCTATAACGACATCTAACTCATCGTTAGCAATATCATCTGTTACTGTTATTATTATATTTGTTCCTTCAATAAGATTAATTCGTGGACGATTTCCAATATTAAGACCAGTATTTTTTCTAAGTATAACAGTATTAGAACCTGGATCACCTTTTGGGCCACGAGAAGTATAAACTGAAAAATAACGAGAACGCATTTTTACCTTATCCTATGAAATCAGCATCATCATATAGCATTTCAACATTTGCTTGATTACTTCCAGTTGTCATTCCTTGATCTCTAAGAGCAGCAAACTCTTGTGCAAGTTCTGGCATTTCTAATACTTGAAAGACACTAGCAATTCCGTGATAAAAGGCCATGCGTTGTTCATGTGGATAGCCAGAAGAATTTGGAACATCTTTGAGGGCATTAACTAAATTCATATCCATATTACATCCTATTATGTTGAACTGCTTTTTGTGTATCTTGCCAAGCACGAACTCCAGTTATCCAAAGTATTCCATCTGTATCAAATCTAACAGCATGTAACTCAGTTGCCTCATTCTTATCAATCACAAGATATTGATTGGCCGGCACCAAGACTGCATCAGCAAGATAAGCAAGGGAAGCAGGCACAGATGCAGCAAGAATTCCTAATCTGACAATACAATCTTGAGTTGCATATAAAACAAGAATTTCAATATCTGTAGAAAGAGCAATTTCTTGGTCAGCAGAAGTAAAATTAATTCGCCCAAGTCCATGAAGTCTTATAACTTCAAGAGGTATTGGTTCTCCTAATGGTGTTGTTAATGGATAAAGACGACGGGCTTCAGCCATATTTAATTTTCATAATTTTGCATCAACTTTTACTTGATTTTGCATATGTTCTTTGTATAACTTCAATGCCTCATCAGCTGCTGCAAAATCTTCTGGCTCTTTAGTTACTTGAGCTAACCTACGTAAGGCAATTTCAGTTAATTTTAATTGAGTACCATAGTTTCTATTGACTAAAATATGTGTACTGTCTAGAACATTACTAATATTATTAAGTTTGTTAGAAGTAACCACATTGGATGTTATAAGTGTTGTACGAACACCTTCTACTTTTGATTCTGCAACAATGGAGCGTGCTCCTGCTGCAACACTTGCTTGAACAATAGCTGTTTTAGTTTTAGTTGATGTCCAAGCCTGTATTCCAGCAATTAGTACAGCTGATGCAAATATAAAAAATGCTTGCCAAAATGGATCACTCATACTCCTCTTTCATGGTTATTTTACTCCTTCATGTTCCAACGAGAAATGATTTCCGTCAGGTTTTGGATTTCCATTTTTATCTTTGAAATCTCCACCCCATCTGCACAATGGATGCAAGGATTTCCATTTCTCACCTAATGGACGATAAGCTTCTGAATCTCTTTGATATATATCTTCATCAGCTTCTAGTGAAGAATCTTTGAAAAGATTAAGATCAATAGCCAACTTAATATAAAGAGAATGAAGAGTGTTAGAAATACCAATACCAGCCGCCACATTTGCATTTGCTTCCGCTTTTGATCTAACAGTTTGGCCAAATGATAACTCGTAATCGTTTTCATAAGCCCAAATAATTAATTGTCCAACAAGATGAACAAAAAGTCGTTGTTTTTCTCCAAGTGTCATTAGTTCCTCCTTGCCCAAGTAAATCCAATTGTTGAAACATTATACTTATCTATAGTAGCTGTAGTTGAACGAGCAGCAATAAGTCCTGTTGTGCTTGTTCTGATATGCAAATTGCTACCACCGTCTACAGCTGCTGGAGCTGTAATAGTATACATAGGTGCTGCAGTAGTAGAAGGTGCTATATCTGCTTGATCCGGACAATAAATATAAGCAACACAAGCACCCGCATCAGAAATTCCTATATTTAATATTGCTATTACAGAAAAGTTTAGTGGAACTTTAACTGGATCAGTACGTTTAGCTGTTGTCAAGGTATTAATAAGATTAATGTCTAATGTTGGTGTAGTCCATAGTAATTCAATACCACCACCTTCAGTTTCATAAGTAGTAAATAAGACAATAGCAGCACCAACACGTTTAATCCAGCCAATTAATCGTCTGTAATCATAATTTGCCGGCATAGTAGGAGCTGTTGCAGATAGAGAAAAAAGAACATCAATAACACCAGTGTCTGAACGCCCAATAAGATGGATATAATAATCACTATTAGCTATTGAACCAGTATCAAGACCACCTTGATTTGTTCCAACAGCCCAAGCAGCATCAAGACGCTTTGTTATAGCTGTTGTAAGAATTAAATCAAATACATTAGTTGAGTCTTTTGCAGAACCTATTGCAATATCAATATCATTAGTAGGATCACCTGCACTGTTTGAATATGTAAGTCCATGTATGTGTCTGGGTGGAATAAAACTACCAGAACCGGGGATAAGTTTAAATTCAGTTCCACTATCATTCTTATAATACCAAAAACCATCTTGTTTAAAATAAAGTACTACTTTACCAGAGGCAGGTGTTGAAGGAGATTCTGCTTCTTCTGTTGAATAAATTTTACCCATTCTTGATTTCCCTTATACTATATGTAACTGGCCGACAATATCCAAACTTCCCGTGCCATTTATAAAGAAATCTTCACCAAAAATAATCTCATATCCATCTGCAATTGTTAAAGTCTCACCACTATCTACAGAATCTTTATTGACTTGAAAAGTATGGGCATTAGTATCTAAAATATCTTTTCTAGCATGAAAAGCAGGCCTTAAATGCATTATTAGTCTACCTATCCTATTACCTCAACACTTGAACCCTTAAAAGCTTCCCAAAATAAAAGAGCACGAGCAAAGTAACGTGCTGATTCTGTTGTTTCACCAATATCTTCTAAAATTCGTGATCTTGCAAAGTCTTCAACAGCTGTTGCCATTTCATCAAGAATCCAATCTGTTTCACCATCAGCAGTCATAACTATATGATATTGAAAATATCCAATCTTTAAGGATGATTGCAATCTAGAAAGCTTAAATGCAATATTATTTCCTGAACGATGCCAAACATCAAGACATTCTTGTCCATTTTGAAAAACTTTCTTAGGATCACGCCAATCAAGATTTTTAAAATAGCCAGCTGGTTTAATATAATCAATTGTTTTAAATCTAACAAATGGTGATGCTGTTATATCAAAGGATTGAACGTAATCAGATCCTGAAATTGCAAAATCAAAATCAACACGATCATGTGGAAAATTTGCAGTAGCAAAGAATGCAACAGCTGCATTAACAGCAGTCCTAATATCAGAGATCTTATCAGGACGTTTTGTTTTTGATGCAACTGTTGCAATCATTGCGCCAAATGACATAAAAATCCTAATTTATGAGTTATCTAGTTTTTGTTCTTGTTGCTCCAATGTAAGATCTTTTTGATCTGGTAATGGAAGAATTTCAGGTTGTATCATACGAGCAGCTTGATAGAAATAAGGAGATACTTCTGTAACTTTTACGTGTCCTGAAAGTTTCTTAACAAAATCTCTTCTAACTGTTTCAATCTCAACTGGATTATTAGTAATGAAAAAATAATCTTTAAAATCTGCTTTACGACCTGGACCAACAAGAAAACGAAAAGAGGCAATTGATGAATGAAAATAGACAGTTTTATCATCAGAAGAAGCAATTCGTGAAGATTCAATAAGTTCAGCAGAAGAAGCAGAAGCCTCTGCCGGTTGCTTAGCTTTGGCTTCTGCTTCTAGCTTGGCTCTTGCTACTCTCTCAGAAAAGCTAAGAGTAGTTTTGCCATTTGATTCTGACATTTAGATTCTCAGATTAACCCGCAGCGCCGGCAGTAAGATCGTAAATGACAAAACAGCCATTTGGATTCATGAGTTCAACAGCAAATTCAGTAGTAAGAGAACCACCGTTTGCATCAACACCGTTTGCATTGTTTTTGCCAGTTCCACCAAATTCTTCAACTTTAGTATCTCTGCCTTCCATATATGCAAGTTTAAGAGCTGGCATATCAAGACCAACTGTAAGATCATCCATTCCAGCAATACCATTAAGAATTGGGTGCTCCATTAGAATAAGATTACCTTTATAGAATTTAAAACGTTGGAAGGAAAAGCCAAAGCCTGACTGATCTGGAAGAAGTTGAATAGTTCCATTAAGACGTGCAATTTCATTAAATACTTTCATTGCCTTAGAACCACAGAAAGCAAGTCTTGTCTTAGCATCTCCCATATTGTGTGAAAATCTCCAAGCTTCTTCTAACATATCAATGAGTTGTGTCATGTTTGTAGTTGCACCAGCAGTAAATATGTTACCAGGAGCATATTGAGTAGTTGCATCAATAATACCTTGTGTAGCATGCAAGGGTTGAGCACCGGAGGTATCCATTTTAGCTTGTCCAAATAGAATTGCTGCTTCAATATCAACACTGTGTAGAGTTGAGCAGTCAAGACGACTTTCAGAGATATTGGTAAAACCAAGTTCTATTGCAGAAGCACGAGCTGTATCAGTAAGTGCCCAAGCATCACGGAAAATCTGTGTAAAGGTTGGAATATGAATAATCGTCATACCACGAGCAGTTGGACGTGAAGAACCTTCAGCATAAGCTGACCCTACTACAACAAGAACTTGATTATCAAAGATTGCAACAGGAGCAACACGACCAAAGGCACGAGTAACAGTAATTTGTGTGGCTGAATCAACAGTAAGAACACGAAGATTTTCTCTAGTTGTAGGATTGTAAAGAACCATATTTGGAAGAATTCCAGCTGTTGAATCAACAACTAAAACTGTATCAACAGGAGAATAGCCAGTTGGTGAACCAGCAGCTTGATTGATTTGAACACTTCCAAAGACAAGAGTTTTTGTAAAGTAACCGTGTGTTGAACTGATAGCTTTGCTTTTGCCAGTTTGTGAGGTAAGACCAAAGATAGGAAAAGAACCATCAGGATAAAGACGAAGCATTGTTGCAGCAAAAGAGCGTTTGTTAAGTTGAGCTGGATTTACTGTGGTATTGAAAACTGACGTATAGAACGCCATTTAAAACTTACTCCTTTCCTTTAGATTATGCAGCTTTTTGTTGTTGCTGTCCTTGTTGTTGTTGATCTTCTGAAGGTTGTAAGTAAGCAGACCAATCATCAATAACTACTTCATCTTTCCCACGTTTTTGTTGTTCAAGTCCAGTCAACTGCTGGAAAGCTTTGGGATTAATGGCTTTCGCCATTTCAGTGAAGTATTCCTGTGTCAGTGTTGCAACTTCATCATCTGTTGCGTCAGGAAATTTGGCAGCGATCTTCTCAGAGATCATTGACATATGTTCCCTAACAACAGGATTATCTGACACATCTGGCCCACTTACTGCTTTTGATTTTGCAAGGTAATTACGTAGTGCTGTAGGGAGACCTTGCTGCTCATGTTTAACACGTGCTTCAACAAAGTGACCAGTAAGGCCGGTCGCATGTTCTAATGCACGTGAGTAAGCTTGTCTGCCGGCAAAGTTAATTGCAGCTAGGAGAGTCTTTCCGTCAATGGCATCACCTGATTGGAGTTTCTGCACTATTTCATCAGGTAAACCTGCCGTAAAGTCCATCTTTCCTGCTGCTTCCTTTACTTTGTCAGCGGCCAATAAGAATTTAGGAGGTTCATTCTTTCTTTGAGTTTCAGCATCAGGAGGAGAAAAGAGTCCTTCATATATAGACATTGCATCATTAGATTCTTCGCTACCATCATCTTGCTGTTGTTGTTGCTGCTGTATTTTTGGTTTTCCTGTTGCTGGATCTATTTCTTGTTGACTTCCAGACTTGATAACAGGTTTTCCACCCTTTCTTTTTTGAAAACGTGCAAAAATGCTATCAAGTATTCCTTGTTGGGGTGCTTGTGGCATTTGCTACTCCTTGTGTGGGTTGATTCTTGTGAATTTGAAGCAATGTTTCAATAACATTGATTCCACCTTTCACAAAAACCTGTTGCATTGCATACAATTCCTTATTTGCAAAGTACGTCTTAAGATCAATTTCTGTGTGATCCTTGTATAGATCGTTTTTAAGATGTTTTAGATATTTTATGACTGAGGGATTGGAAAGAGCCGTCGAAATAGCTGCCAAGTCTGCATTAGATAAAGGAATATCCTCAATTGAAAGAGTAATTTTGTCTAAAATCTCAACTGATGTTGGAATCATACTGGTTGTGTTGTTCCTGATTGATTTGTTTGTTGACCTTGAGCAGATTGAACTTGTGGCATAAATTGTTCAAGTCCACGAACACCACCAACACTTAAGAGATAAAGAAACATCTTTGGAAGCATTTGGCCCATTGTTTGTTGCAAAACTTGTGAAGATGAAAGAAGTTGAATTCCACCCATAAGAACCTCTGTTGAAGCAATCTTATCAGCAGGAAGAAGTCCATCAGCCAATTTGAAATTGTTTACAATCTTACGCATATCTTCAAGTTTCTTAGTAGTAATCTCATAAACTTCACCAGAACTCATATTTTGATAACTTCCAGATACTCCATATTGATAAATATTTAGCTTAATTTGTTCTTTGATTGGTAACATTTGCTGATATTCAAGCATAAGAGCACAATTTCTCATACGACCATAAGAGCCAGCCATTGTATCATCCCATTCTTGTCTTGATTTATTACCTTTTTGAAATTGACCACGTTGAGGTTTATTTACACCATTTAGATCATCAGCCATTTCAGACATTGCACGCATATCTTGAACAACTGTCTCAGTTCCCCTTGAATCAAATGGAATTGATTTATAAAGATCATCAATCTTCTTACCACCAAGCAGAGCATTAGCCTTATAGGGAATTTTGGCCGCTGGATAGGGGGAATTAACATCATTGGGATTTAATGCAGTAGAGTCATATATAGCACGGTCAACGACGGCTCTACGAGCTGCATTTAAACGAATTGAAAAAAGCTTTGAATTTGCTTCTTGGAATGGAATTGCATTTTCAGCAGTTGTCATTGTTTGATATGAGAAGCCATCTTCCAAAGGTTGCCCAATGAAAACAGGAAGCATATCGTAAATCGTGAAAATCCTTTTTGCATACACAAGTTTTTCATGATTTACGAAACAAAGTTTCCAAACTTGAGGAGTTCCTTTTTTAGGAACATTTACCATTTTATGTTCTTCTGGAATAATACGAGCATAAAGAGTTACATACTCATAAACATCAGACATACGAGATGCACGATCAATACCACTTTTTTGTTTTTGTTCAGTAAGATATGCCATCCAATCCATCATTTGACCATTGCGTAGAGCTTTGTTATTTATAAGCTTTGATATCTGTGGCTTTTCTGTATAGTAACCAAAAATATCAGTAGTAGGAGTAGATGTAGCACTAAGCTGTGATCCCATTGCTTGTGATGTATGATATCCATTACCAGAAGATTCATGATAAGCAAGTTTACGTTTTAATTCGATACGGGAGATAATTTCTATATGGCCAGTATACTCACCACAGTAAGGAATATCAACAGGATTAACTCGACCATCTATAATAGTATTATAAGGATCCCATGCACGTAATTTATTAATATTGTATTGAGTTGTTTCAACTTTATTCTTTGTTGGTTCAAGATAATTTGATGTAAAGTTATAAAGATCAAGAGATGACCAGTCTACTTCAATTGCTGAAAAATTATATTTGACTGCATCCTTAAAAGATAAAGCAAGTTGACGCTGATAGCGACCACGTGTTGCATGGTCATCAATAATTGCTTGGAGTTGTTCACCTTCTAATATTGTATTGGGTGTAGAAATTACAGGAAATATTGGATAACCTGATAGATAAATATCATTAAGGTAGGAGACATAAGAATCAACTTGTGAAACAACAATTGGAACAGTTATTTCATCAATATTGATACCACAGGCAACTTGACCAGCAGAAGAATCATCAACACCATCTGTTCCTGTTTCTTGTGCTGCTTTGTAGCGAGCATACGCAATATCTATAAACTCCATCTTATCACGTAATTCTTGTTGCTTTTGATGGATATCAAGTATCACACCGCAATACTTGACTAAAGATGCTTGCGCGTCTGCTGTAAGTCGGCCTACTTGTGGAGCTTGGGCCATCTTCTCAGCCTTTTCCTTATTCTGTTAAAATGGAGTATTATCTGCTACAACACCAGCTTTTTTAAGTTCAGCAGAATTCAATGAAATAGAATGAACCAATGCCCAAAGTTCCTGGTCAGCACGTATATCTTCAATGTATGCATGAGCGTCAAGAATATCATCACGATTTGTTTTCTTACCAATACGATATTGCAAGGCCTGGAAAACAAATTTGTGACGAACTTCTGGACTTAGAATGTAAGCTGTCAATGCAATAAGTTGTTGAATAAAGATACGAATACGAGAATCTTTACTCTTATTCTTTGGTGTTACTTCTTTAATAATAAAGTGATCTGATAGACCAGCACGTTTAAGTTCTTCAGTGAACCAAAAACACAAGGTTTGTTGATATGCTACAGATTCAACAAAAATGATACGAATATTATAAATAAGACAAAGTTCAACTGTTTTCTCAATAATTTCTTTTGGATTAAGAATACCAGAAATCATTCCACGTATATAAGGAACTGCATTCATTACATGAACTGCAAGACAAACATTATCATCTGATGCTTTATGAAAGCCAGCTGGATCAACAATACAGAAACCAGCATCAGGATTAAGTTCTTCTTCTTTAAGAGGACATGTAGGAAGAATTCCTTTTGGAAGAAGAGAAATACGTTCAAGAATTGGATCATTCATCATTTCAGCAAACCAGATATAAGCAAGATTTAAAGCTTCATCATGCTTGAATTCTTCATATAAGGCTTCAAGAGGCCGAAGTTCTTCCCAAAGAGATTTACCATCTGCAAGAATACAACCTGTGATAAGAGATGTCCAATATGGATTTTCTTTAAGTTTATAAAGAATACAGTTTTGAGGATACATATTGCCTATGTATGCTACAACTGCAAAGACTGGATCAACACATTTCAAAAGTGTCCCAACAAACCAGTTTAGTAAATGAGTTGCCTCTGTATCAGATTCTGCATTCTCTTTTGTTTGCATATCATCACATAGAACAAAGTCTGGACGTTCATGAACTATATTAAGACCACGAACGGAAGTTCCTGAACCAATAGCAGCAATAATCACTGTGTGCCGGCGATAGAGACATTTTTTAAGTTTGGCATTATCTATTGCAAGACCACCAGACCAATTGCCATAGATTGCAACCATATTAGGAGCAGATAACATTTCAGAAACGTCAGCCAAGAAGTTCTCAGCATGTGGTTCAGTAGCACATACAATAAGAATAAAGTTGATAAAGTCATATACAATAAGCCATGTAACAAGAAGTTTTAGAAATGTAGTCTTTGCAAAACCGCGTGGAAGGCCTAGAGCAAACCTTAGAACTCTTTTTACCTGTCTTTCATCTTTATCTCTTATTGCCTTAATAAGAAGCATCCATATTGCAATGTATTCAAAAGGCCATTTAAATGTACAAACTGTAGGAAGACAAAGAGTTGAAAAGTATTGAAACGAATTAAAACCCTCATCAAAAGCTTCTTTGCTATTGACTTTAGTTTGTGTAAGACGAGAATGAGGACTACTTATTAGTGGTGTTGGTTGATCCATTTAGCGAATTAAACAAAGCAGTTTTTCCATGTTGACGTGGAAAAGAAATAAAAATACGAGACAAAGCATACACAAGCTTATTAGCTTGCTGTTGCTGTGGCTGGGTAAGTTGCAACATCAAATTTTCTTGGTTCTTTTGCATTTTTAATTTCCTTAACTTCTTTCCTCTTATCCTCTAGTTTTCCAAATAAGTCTTTGACTCCATCAATAGGCATTGAAGCCATATTACGATCACCTATTGCAACAATTTCAGCATTACCATTCATTAAGACTTTTTCACTTCCTACACCTTGAGGAAGCATAAGAGTAACAACATTATTATTAATGATTGAGGGTTGTCCAAGGCCGGCTGGATTGCGATACATGATACGATTTTTTGCAATGACTTCCAAAGCACGGCAAAGAGCAGGAAGTTCAGCAAATTCAGATTTAGCCTCTGTTTCAATTTTATTAAGTAAAGCTTCTTCAGTTTTTGCATACTTGGCTTCAATACGAGTTCCACGCAGTTCCAAGCCACGAGCTTTTACCAATTCCCTAAATTCTTGATTCTTTAAGAGTTCTTGTATTTTTTCTATTGATACGCCACAAAGCTTTGCCACCTCGGAGGCAGATTCGCCAGCCGCTAAGAACTCACAAATTGTATTCTCTACGTTCTCCAAGATTTCTGTCACACAAACCCTCCAAATTGTTGTTACATAAGAATCCTACTTCACAAAGCATCTTATCATACTAAGGCACCTAGAATCTATCAAAATCCCGCAATTGTTGCTTCTATGTTTTATGTTATTAACAAAATTTAATAAGAATCCAATATTTCCTTAATTTTTGGGAAAAATGGTGAATTTTTTTGACAGTTAGTAGGTTGAAGCAGCAAGCGGCCAGATCAAAAAAAAGCCACCCGGAGGTGGCCTTAAGTCTTTGATTGCTTTGCCTTGTCTGATTCTTACTTTGTGAAATCCAAGCTTGCCTTGAATGATTGGTGACATGGCCGCCGGTAGCGATACCCTTGCACCTTAGCAATCTGGGTTAGCCTGATTGCTGTGCGTATGCTCATGCCACAGCTTGCCATCATCTTGCCAGCCATGTAATGACCATATCTTAGGACAGCTACGATTGCACCAGCAAACAACGGCCCATGCCTTGTTGATCGCATTACCTCTTGACCTTGCTTAGTGTTGCTCAGGTTGTAAAACTTGTTTCTTGTTACGCTTGCATCGCACATTGAAATTTCCTTTCAGAGTTTGCCCATCATTGAGAACCTACTTTTGATTCAAACAGCGCACTAAGCTTGTGACCTAATGCGCTGCAAGTATCAACTTGCCAATGTTGTGCTACGACAAGTCAAGTTCTTCAGACTCCACCGCTGCGTTAAGCGATTCGTTCAGTTCCGCAAGCTTCGGGGCAAACCGTGCTTGTTTCTCTGCGGTAAGACCCTTGCCCCATTCCTCGCAATGCATCCCCAGTGCTTCAACATACTTCGGGGATGCACTTCCCAACACGCGAGCACTGTTATAGAAAAGCTCGCCAAGCGCAGCAATAACGTTTGCTTTCTTGTTTTTCCCTTGAAGGAAAGCTTCAAAATCCGCTTTTGCTTCCCTGCGAATCTTGAGTGCTTCGCCGCTACGGGCGCTTTCTGCTGTCAGGGTTTCAAAGTCAACGGGCAACTGCTTGCCGGCATCAGGACTGAGAACAGCTTGTAAATCTTCCTTTGCTGGCTTTGCCTTGATTGTGCCGCTGAAATAATTCCTGACCTTTGCAGCCACGCTTGCAGCGATTGCTTGTTGCAGGTAGTCGTGCTTGTCGTCAGCATAGACAGGGATACCGTCGTCTTTTCCTACCATCAGTTCCCCCGTTTTCTCATCCTTCGCTTGGACTGCCGTGATTCCGAAATCCGCAAGTGAAGGATACGGAACCATTGCGTAACCGACAACGATACGTTCTTTTTCCGGCTTGCCCTTTTTGTCGAGCTTGCCAGTCGGGACTGTCTTGCTCAATTCCAATCGCATTTTGTTTGCAAATGCACTCATGGTAATTTACTCCAAGTGATCGAACACAATTTTATGGGCCTGTGTTCTTTGCCCACGTTTTCGTGGAAATGGACGTACCATCGTCCCTGCATGTTGCTAGCTGTCTCTTGCACTGCAGTCTGTCCTAAGACCCTGCTTGTATGCAATGTGATGACTATCCACCACGAAAACATAATCACTATACTTACTTGCATCGAGAGAGTCAAATTTATTTTCAGGGTATCAGGTTGTCACGGCATCAAACCTGCGCTAGCTCTAACCCGTAACCCCTGACCGCCTTAGCTCCAGCTTGACCGGGACTGCGGAATTTTGACCCCTTACCCTCTATCCGCCAAGTGACCATCCCCCGATCTAGGCAGATATATATACATATGCAGATATATATATATCCCTTATACTATATATCTTGCCAGACTAGGTTATTGACTCTCTCTTTCTTAAAATTGATATACCCTTATAAAACCATGAGTGGAGATAGTATCAGGCAGATGCATAGATGAGAACCTAACTATAGATATCAGGTTAAGGGGCAGAGGTCACTTCGGGGGATGAGGGCATACCCCAAAAATTCCGCAGTTCCGGCAGGCCGTAAGCTGATGATTTTTAGGGGCAAAACGGCCAAAAAAATAAATTTGACTTCCGCCCCGTTTTTCCGGTAAAATGGGGTATCTGAATAGAAATTAGCAAACAAACAAGCAAACAGCAACAGACAAACAATGGAAACAAAATGATAAACATAACAGAGCCAATTCACGTATTAACATACAGATTCCAGAATGAATCCATATATCACAAAGAATATGGAAACTATACTGATTTACGTGATTTTGTTAATGACTTTAATAGCCTAGACATTCTTGCTCTATTAAATTGTCATTACATTAAGAAAAACAATCTAGGCAATTTCAATCTGTCAGATAGACTAATCGAGCATTTCATAAATCCATTACCGGACAAGCTTGATCTGTCTAGAATCAAAGAAAAACAAACAGCACAAACAGCACAAACAGCAAGCAAGGTTGGTAAGAGTTTATTGAAACCAATTGCTCAGAGTGTTAGCTATTACGTTAAAGCTAACAACGAACATAAAGCCTGTTTCATTCACCTATACGAGCATACAACAGTCACATGCTCTGAGACAGGAATTTCCTTTTCTTGTCAACTCCCAATTCCCGGAAAGCTTAACCTAGAAGTTATCCATCCGTTAAGCTTCTATTCCAATGTTAGAGATGTAATACGCACTTACAGCAATCAAGGAATATTCCTAGAATCTGAGCTTTCAGCACAGGTTCTTTCTGGTATGCTACTTACAATCCTTAAGCATAAAAAGCTTTTGATTTGCCATGATTACGTTCAGGCAAATCTTTGCTTACAACATGCCAAGATACAAACTCTTTCCTCAGCAGTTCGCTATTTCAATGGAATTTCTTCTAGTCTTAGTATGCCTCAATTGCACCTTATCCCCGAGGCAATCTATGACTTTTTTCATGCTCCCATCTCTTTAACAAAAGAACAAATCATTGCTGACCGTGTTGAAGTTATGATTCAAAACTTTATCAAGGTTTGCAAGGGTGAAAGCGAGGGAGAGACAAGAATTGCTGGAACCATTCTCAAAACAAAACAAGAAAAAATAGGAGCAAAGGTTAAAATCTATGGTGGCAACATAGACATAGAACACAGACAAGCATTAGGACGTGAGAAGCTTGGAAAACAAATTTTAGCCAAACTTCAAACTCTGTTCCCAGTCCCTACATTCTCGCAAGCTTTCTACGATATGCTCTATTCAAAGCTTGATGCTTTTATGTTCTTAGGAACGGAAAAGCGTGTTGAAATCAGCAAACAAATTGTTGAAAAGTTCGGCGAGCATAAACTAGGCCGTCAATTGGCTGAGTTATTCGCTACAACAAAAACAGAAACAATGGAACTTGGATTGACAACCTTTTCTCAGGAACTAGAGCAAAACTTGGGAGAATGGAAAGGACAAAAACGCAGGTTTAACTTATTTGCCTCTAAGGTTGTTAACGAAAAGGAAAATAAAAATGATTGATTCTCTTGGCTCCACTTCCTTACAAGAAATAGATACATCAATCCTACAGTCTTGCCCTTGTCATTTTTGCCTAGCACAAGGAATTAAAGCAGATGCTTTTCTTATTTTAAGCAAAGAACATAAGGCAACAAGATTAAAGAATCATAAACGTGTAATGTGTGATAATGGACATATCTTTTCAACAAATCAATCTTTAAGCATATAAGGAAAATCAAATGAATACAAACACAAGACAACCAAGACAACCAATGAATCCAGTCTTGGTTGGAGATACAGCAAACCAAGCAAAGACTGACGCAAGCAAGAATCGTAAGACATTCTCTATTCTTATGTCTACAGGACATAAGAAAGAGGGTTTGATTCGTTCATTCCTTGTCGTGCAATCTATTTCAAGGTTTGATCGTCAAATAACTACAAAAGATGAAACAAAGTGGCCAATTTTTCACGAACCTGAATTACAAGATGCATTCAAGAAACAAGAAGAAATCAAATGCATTATAAGCTTTCAGTCTTTTCAAGATGGTGAATTCTTTGCCATTGCAAGACTTTATAAGGAAAATCAGGTAAACAACAAGAAAGAAAAGGATAAAACAAATGGATAAGTTTCTTGATCTAAAAAATGGTTATAAATATCGCTTTGTTGCAACAAATAGTGTAAATCAGTTTTTTCAGTTCGTAACTCCAACAAATGAAACCTTAGATATTCCTGTATTTATAATACAGAGTCTTGGAAACAAAAAAGATATTCCTACTAAAAACCTACAGATTAAATATCTTCGTGATAAATATAAAATTGGTTTACCACTAGCAATAAGGATTTATGAGTTTGCACTTGAAAGATACCCTTCATAAGGAAAAACAAGCATGAAAATATATAATCACTTTTGCATAACTCATATATCAAGGAAAGATTTTACAAATCTTCTTGAAATCTTTTCTTGGTATGATAATGGTAACTGGATTTTTCCTAATTGGTTAATCATTTGGGGAAAAAGATTAGGTTATCTATGAATCTTCTAAGTAATCTTCCCTTAACAGATAAGCAAAAAGAACAGTTAGCACAAGCGCGTGCAATTAAACAAGTAGGCCCATCTTTCTATTCGCTTTCCATATCACAAAGGGAAGCGTTAAGAAAACAATTTCGTCAAGAGATTGAAAACGAAATAAACGGAAAGGTTAAAACTCTTTATGTTCAAGATTCTACAACAATTCAAATTCAGGCAGAAAATCAGGAAGCAAAGCAAACACAAAATAAGATACAGCCAAAGAAAAACCGTTTCAGTTTACAAAATAGCAATGTTAAAGCTAGCAAACCAATTACAGATACCAGTATCTCAAATAACAATGAATATGAGACTTCAATTTCTCCGCTTGAACAGATACAGCCCGGCGATAAATTTACGGAAGCAACTATTAAGAAAGAGGCTTTGGCACCTATCCCAAATCCGCAAAGCGATAAACCTTTTCAATCAATTAGCCCTTCAACAGGCTATGGTGGAACGAAAAAATACGAAACATTTGCATTAACCATTGAATTAAATGCAAAGCAACTACTTGCCGCTGAGTATGCTGAAGCTGGTAAATCTTTTTGTCTGACAGGTGCAGCAGGAACAGGCAAAACAACGGCCTGTCGTGAAATCGCAAAACGTCTTTTGATGCATGGTAAACTTGGAAGTCATGATTTTAAACTTCAAGGTGGAGAGCATGTTGTAGCACCTAGTATTGCCTTTTGTTCTTATACAAATAGAGCAACAGACAATATTAGACGTGCATTACATAAAGATCCTGATCTTGAACGCGAACTAATGTATAATGTTGTAACCATTCATAAGCTTTTGGAATATGAACCTATTTTTTTTCAAAAACAAGATGAAGAAACAGGTGAATGGTATGACACAATGCGCTTTGAGCCTCAGCGTAATTCACAAAGACCATTAGGCATAACTCACCTTGTCATTGAAGAATCTTCAATGCTCGGAACAGATTTGGGATTAAAGTTACTTGATGCCTTAAGGCCAGGCTGTCAAATCATTTACGTTGGTGACATTAATCAGCTTCCACCTATCTTTGCAAAATCAATGCTTAACTATGCATTGATTTTGCTTCCTGTTGTTGAACTAACAGAAGTATATCGTCAAGCTCTTGAATCTCCCATTATTTACAATGCACATCGTTGCTTGAAGGGAGAAGAACTTCAAGATAAGCGTCCATTCTTTCAAGTTGTTTCAGGTAAAGCACTTGAAACAATGCCAACAGAATCAGGCTGTGTTAATCTCTTAGTTAATTCCCTTAAGACATGGTATAACACAACACAAGAGGATGGAAGTAAAAAATATGATCCTGAACAAGATATTATTCTTTCTCCCTTTAACAAAGCTGATGCTGGCACTATTGTCTTGAATCAACACATTGCACAGTTCATAGGCAAGCAACGTAATGCAATGGTTTATGAGATTCTTGCTGGAATCAGAAGGCTCTACTTGGCCGTCGGTGATCGTGTAATGGTTGACAAACAAGATGGATATATTACAAAGATACATCACAATGCACGTTATATGGGGAAAATGCCTAAGCCTGCATCAACAGAATTAACACGCTTTGGCATTACTCTCATTGGAAATAAAGAACGCGAGGATGAAGATATTGAACTTATCCTTGAAGGATACGCTGGCCTTAATGTTGCTGATATTCCAGAGAATGATGAAAAACCAAAGAAACAAGAAGCTTCACATATTGTTGAAGTTACCCTTGACAATGGAGCAACAGAAGTTCTTTCAACAGCCGGCGATTTTGGAGAAACAAAATTCTCTCTTGGTTATGCTCTTACAGTTCACAAAGCACAAGGTTGTGAATGGCGCAAGGTAATTATCTTGCTCCACAAATCACACGCAATCATGTTAACTCGTGAATTGCTCTACACAGCAATAACGCGGGCACGTGAGTATTGCATCATTGTTGATCTCTGCAATCAAACTCAACGAGGAATTGACAATCAACGAATCAAAGGCAATTCAATCCAAGAAAAGATTGAATGGTTTAACAGTGAAGTTTCCCTTAACGAACCAATTCCGGTGATACCATAAGGAGTGTAAAATGAATATTATTGAACTTTTTCAAAAAGCACAACAAAAGCTTTATAAGCCAAAATTTATTTTTGAATCATGTGATATGAAGATAAAAATTCATATTGCAGCAAAAGCACATTATCCAAACTTTCCAAACTATCTTTATATATCAAAAGCAGAAACTGGAGATTACCTTGGAAAGTTTCTTAAGACAGGAGAAATGATTTTACAACCAAATATTCCAGATAAACTAAAAGAAGATTTAGTAATCATTAAAAATGATCCAATTGAATTTGGAAAACTTTATGGACAGAAATACTCTTTTTGTTGTTTTTGTGGAACAGAAATAGTAACAAAAGAATCTCTTACTGCTGGTTATGGCCCTATTTGTGCAGAAAAATGGGGACTACCGTGGGGTTCTATTTTTGATGAAAATATATCTAAAGAGGAACTAATGCCATGACACTAAGCAAAATAATAGCTAACATTGAACGTAAAATACGTGAAGGAAAGTTTACACTTCAAACAGAAGTTGAAGTTGTTATTGTAGAGAAACATAATGGAAAACTTGTTATGGCAGAAATTGGTAAACATTCAATCAAACAATTACAAAGCATCTTTGACAAATGAAATATCTCATCAGGTTTTCCAGAAAACTTTTTGGTTATCCACTTACAAGAAAAGAAATTGACCGCTTAGAACGACTTAAACGCAGAGCGTATTATCTCCAAAACAAAATTGATATGATGCCAATAAATTATAATATGGACAACACAAGAGCAGAATTATCTGCATTATGTTGGGCAATTGAAAAGATTAGTGGAAAATCATTTACAACATTGTAAAGAATGCAGGAAAACAAATGCCACAACTTACTCCTAACACAATCCAACGTGTAATCCCAGAAGAAGAAAATGTAATTGAATTTAAGAAGAGTGCCCACAATATTGGTTCCTTTGGATATAAGGGAGTCAATATTGAGGTATTCTCTTGTCCAATTCATAACAATGAATTACTTGCTTGTGTATCAGGTTTAGGTCATACTCTTAATATGCTTTATTTAATAGAATCTGAATATCATAAGACAATGACTCCAGTAGAACTGCTAGTAATTGCTTATAATGACTTCAAAGACTTCATAGTCTATGAACGTGAGGAAGAACATCTTGCTCTTCACTGAAATCAACAAGGGGATGTTGGCCGGCCTTATCATGTATCTTGGAAATCAACATGATCTTTACATTCCACATATGAAGCCAGCAATTGAATTGCTTCATTGGCTACGTAGAGAAGAAGATAATCTTGAAACTTACTGGGAAGAATTAGATCGTTTAAACTTTTCTCACGATCATATATTTATTGCATCATTTAAAGCAATTGATATATGTTCAATTTGTCTTGCAACATTTGGTCAAACTCTTGGTGGTCGTATTCGCAGAGGTTGTATTGAATGTCAGGGAGAATCCCCTGCTTTCTTAACAACCATATGGGAATATCGTCTTGCATCTGATCTTAATATATCATACCAGTATTTAGAAACACATTTAGCAGAAGCATTGCTAATTCATAAAAAGGTAAAGGAATATGCAAAGATTCAACATTGCAAAACCGAAACAAGATCAGAACATAAGTCAGAGCCAGCAACAGAGCAAAGAAATTCTACTAGAAGATTTAGTATCTAGTAGAGTAGCTTTATCTGAACCTGTTATTGACAATAACAACAACAATGCCGAAAGTGGTGAGTTTACGCTTGCCTCATTGTGGAATAGCATTTGTGATAAAGAGGATATTATCATTGTCATTGATCGTGTTGATGAACCAAGGGTAAGAAAACAACTTAGTAGCTTAAAGGCAAAAGAGAATGCCAAGATGAAATCAGCCGGCATTAAACCAGATGATACCACCTTGGAATTCATTGAACATAAAGATTATCCTGAAAAGGATAAGATCAAGCTTCAGATCATTCTGAAGCACAAGCCTACAATAAAGATTCATAAACTTATCATTGCAAAGGATTAATATGCCACAAATTAAGATGCCTCTTTCAGAAGCTCTTAGATGGATAGTTCGTGCAATAGATAATGGTAAACCAGAAGTTGCAAAGAAAATAATTGAAGAAGATTTACTTCCAGCATTAATCAAACAAGAACAAGAAGATGCATTAAACTATGCAAAAGGAAAAATATGACAACCGAAAGTAACGAAGTAACAATTCTTCCTCCCGAAGCAACAGTAACGCAACAACACATCAAAGATATGATCTCCCTTCTATCACAAACAGAAGATGGAGAACCTCTAAAAGATGCAATGACCAAGTTAAAACAAGCTCTTAAGGAAAATCCTGTTGCTTGTGCAATGCTTCTTCCTGAAGAAATTGGTGAATGTGTAAAGCATCTTATGAGGATAACAGGCCGGGACTTGGAAATGCAAGCTTCTGGTAAGAAGAAGGAACCCAAACAAAAGTTTGATTTCTCAAATGAAGAAACTCTTAAAGAATTAGAGAATGACTTATTCTAACTTTATAAGTTATGACTATCTCTGACTCTACACTCTTAAGACTTTATCGTAATAGACAACAACGTGAGCGTAGAGCTACTAACTATAAAATTCCGGGTTATAAAGAAGAACAAAATAAAAGAGAAAGAGAAAAAAGAAAGAATAGAAATTATCTAAAAGAACCTTCGCGAAGCTCATACTATCGTAAGCTTAAGAGATTAGGCTTTTCAAGACAAGAAATTTTAAAGGCAATATTAATTGAAAAAGAAAGGAAAGAATCATGAAATCCATACAAGATCTTTGTATTTGGTTAAACAAAGTAGAACAAGCTTTAGAACTTACTATGTCAGACAAAATATTATCAGTAGAAATTTTTACAGATAAGTCTTTTCGCATCAATAAACAAAATGGTGACTCTGCTGAGACCATCTACGATTCAAGTGATCTTTTACTAATGCAAAGTATAGATATTAATGATCTTCCATATCATGACCCAAATATGTTTGCTGAAGAAATTAGAGAAACAATAGTAGACAAAAAGGAAATTTAAAATGAAACAAACAGCTCTTCTAATTGCTCTTATAGGTGGTTTCCTTCTTGGGAGTGCTCAAATCTTGCATTTCAACACTCCCATTCCATCTTTTGTTGTTAACATAGCTATTAAGGAATGTGAATCAAATCATGGACTAAAGGCAATTCAAAAACACATTTTTCCTCAGAACTCCTATACCTTCTTTTGTCGCAATACAGCTCGCTTTGTTAGTGTTTCTTTTTCTCCACTTCTTGTATCAATAGATGAAACACAAAAAGAAGCACCAGAAACAAAGCAAAATAAATCATTAGATTCCAAATGATAGCAGATTACGCAATAGATATTGCACAGCTTTTAAAGAAACCATACCATTCAAATAACCCACATCAACTCTCTTATTCTCTACTTGGTGATTTCCACGAATGTGAACGTAAGTTTCAACTTAATCGTCTCTTACAAAATCCTTCAATTCATGGTAAAGAAGATATGCCGTGGCATATTAGGGGAACTGCATATGGGGCCGGCATTCAAGCATACATTCTAACAGGAGACTTAGATCTTGCTAAGTTTATCACCTGGCTGGCATACTCTCCTGAACTTGAGGACTTAGATCGTGTTCCAACAATCTCACAAGCTCGCACCATAAACAACATAGACCTATCAAAAGACAAACTAGATGCAATTCGTGCTCGTTATGAAATAGCAATCTTTAATGGTAAACCAGCTATTGAGTTATCATTCAAGATTAATATTGATAACAAGTGGTTTTATACAGGACTTATAGACATTGTCCTGTTTGATAAGGAGCTTAAGATTTATGTGGTCTTGGAAGTTAAAACTACCCTTTACAAGATTGCAGATTTACGTCCGTTATACCAAAACTCTGCCCAAGCATTGGGTTATTCAATTGTTCTTGACAAAATCGTTGGCGCAGAACAAAACCAATTTGGCACTCTGTATTTTGTCTGTAGAGATAAAAATAACAAAGACTTCATTCCTGACATTGAACTCTTCCCCTTCAACAAGACAATCATTGATAGATTAAAGTGGTTCTACACATTAGGAATGGATGTTGAAAGACTTAACAAGATGAATGAGATGGGAATCTTTCCTATGCGTGGCCATTCATGCCTTAAGTTTGGAAAGGTTTGCACGCATTTTGGATTCTGTAGCACCAGTGCCGGCGATATCCAAATGGCAGATCAGAAAGATAAGCAAAAGTATGATTTTGAATTTAATCTTCAAGACATCATTGACGATCATCTAAGGAGAATACCAAAATGAGCATTATTGACAATCTTCTTGCAGCATCCTTTGACACAATACAAGAACCAGAAAAAAATCAATTTAAATTACCCCAAAAAGAAATCAAACCTGATACAGAAGGTTGTATCTACGAAATTCAAGCACCATTACATAATTCACTTGATTGCTGTTCATCATTGTTTGAAGCACAGATAAATGCTAAGAAGCATAATGAATATAAGATATGGAAAATTTTTGTAGGCTCACAAAAGAGAATTCTCATAGAATCATATGAACAGCGACAACACAATAACGCATTACGAATTGCAATACGACGGAAGGGAATTGTGTGAGTGCACCAATAAGAGAGCATAGACATCACTTTCAGCATCAAGCTAACTTCATGGACTTGTGTAAGATGCCACGAAGTAGTTTACAACAACTTATCATAGAAAATGGACTTACACATCCTCAATTTTTACAGCAAGTTGCTCTTTGGAGTCGTCTTATTAACGAAGAAGTAAATACAGAATTACGCTCACATCTTAATGATCTTCTTTCAATGCCTATTGGTCATCTTATGCAATCAGAAGAGCAACGATTAGAGTTTGTAACAAAAATAGCAGATGACATTGTTGATTCCATCTACGTAATTGACGGCCTTTCTAATCTTTTTGGTCTTCCACGTGATGTTCTTTTTCATGCAATTCATGCTTCTAATATGGCAAAAGCACAAAAAGATAAGGATGGCAACGTAATTGTTATGCGTCGTGCAGATGGAAAGATCATTAAGCCAGAAGGCTGGATTCCTCCTAATGTGAAGGGTATTATTGAAGCTTGGACAAGGATACCATGAACCAAGAAGATAAAACTAAGCTTCATAATTCTCTTGCAATGGCTAGAAACTTAATAGATTATCACTATATAAAATCTCTTATAGAAAATAAAAAATCAGTGGAAGCTCTTAGTGCTCTATCAGAAGCCTGTATTGCTATGCAAGAGGTATCAGTTATTATCTCGAAATTAGCAATTCGAGAATCATTCTCAGAAATAAAGAGAGACATCAATGACATTACAAATAGCTCACCAAAAGTGCAATGATTGTAAGTTCTATTCGAATACCACCTTATATGAACTTTGCCTTCATGCAAGGTCAGCTTATATATATGAACATCAAGATTTTCATACAATTCAACACATGAGATCAGAACAAAACCCATGTGGAACTCAAGCAATTCTTTTTGTGAGAAAATAAGGAAACAAAATGACTATTAACACCCATTTAGGTGATCCTGAATTTGATGAGTATAACTCTGGCTTCCAAGATGGTTGGGATGCTTGTCATAAACAATTCGCAGATATTCTTAAACGATTTCCATTACAATGTGCAATGATTTCTCAAAGACTTCCTTTACATCCTTCTCAACCTGATGAAGTCATTGAACACACAGATTGGTTACATGCACAAGGAAAAATATCTGAAACGGATATAAAAACATGAGACTCACAGAGATCGCTAAGGCCGTCAAACAAGAAGGAAAACCTCTTGACTGTTGGAACCTCTTGATCTATGGAGATCCAAAGACAGGAAAGACACGTCTAGCAGCAACCATTGCTAAGGTTCCCTACATTCAAAATGTCCATTTCTTTACCCTTGAAAATGGCCGTCAAACTCTCATAACAATGTATAAAGAAGGAATTCTTACAGAAGAACAAGCTAACAAAATTATTATCTATACAATTCCAGATACTCGTGATCTTCCAATGGGAATGGAAACAATAATGAAAGTTCTTACCTCTTATCGTAATAATGTCATATGTGAAGAACATGGCAAAGTTGATTGTATGCCTTGTGCTATCAGAGAACCAAGTAAGCAAGTGGCTGGGGCAGAAGTTCTTGGTAAGATCAAATCTTATACAGGCCAAACATTTAACCTTAAGAATCTTACCAAGAATGATGTTGTAATCATTGATAATTTTTCCCAGCTAACTCGTAGTATCATTGCCTATGCAACTAAAGGTAGAGATTACGAATTTAAACCTGGTTGGGATGAGTTTGGCCTTTTAGGGCGTGTTCTTGGTGATGCTTTAGGAGTTATGCAAGCTTGTTCTAATACAAATTTCATTGCAACTTCACATCGTGTTGGAGTTCGTTTTACACTTGAAGGTAAAGTTGCAGATACAGAAGAAATCTCAGAAGAAAATACAATTGAAAAATATTTTCCAATGATTGGTTCTAAGAACTTCTCTATGTTGTCAGCCGGCTTTTTCTCTCACATTATTTACATTGAAAAAAGACTTAATCAACACAAGGGTGGAAGTGCAACTAACTATAACAAAGATATCTTAACAGGTTCACGAGGTGGCTGGAGAATGGAGGATGAAAAAACTCTTGATCTGGCTCCATTATTTGAAAAGCTTGTTGGAAAGGAGAAATCAGATGTTGCTAAAGTCACTTAAGGTTGAAAGAGAACATTCTTGGAAAAATCCTCCTACTGGAAAACTTCAGGGAGAAATTGAATTTGCAGATCAACAAGGTCTTGTTAAATTTAATCTTACAGAAGATGATGCTGTGGCAATTCTTAAACTCTGTGCAACACGAATTCTTGAAAGAGTAAGAGGTGCAACAGCCTCAATGATTCAAAAAGTTGTTGATGATGCAAAACTCATTGAAAATAAGGAGGAAGATTGACAACCGAACGTAAAGTTGTGACTGGTATTCCAGGCTAGATTCTATTAAATCTTAATAACTCTTAATGTTCTCTTACTCGCAGAGGTATCACCCATTGTCAATTTTTCCAAAGGAACTTTCCAAAATGGAAGAAGCTAACAAAGTCGCAGAAGAAACAACTCTTACCCTGCTTGATCTTGACACTGTTTCCAGCCTATCTTTCGATGATTTGGAAGAGGCTCCGGGGTTTGTAATTCCTCCGGCCGGTGTTTACGATCTCTTGCTTGAAACAGCAAAGTTGGAAGAGTATACCAAAAAGGCAAAAGGTGATGAGCCTGCATCAAAAGGACATCGTATTGCTCATTACTACACAATAGAAGCAGTTGAAGAACTCGTTGATCCAAAGGAGCAAAAACCTCCTATTGCTTCTAAATTCTCTGAACGCTTTCAACTCAATGAACAAGGTCTCAAATACTGGAAAACTAAGGCGAAGCAAATTCTTGGTGACTCTGTTGATGGTGCAAATCTCACTGTTGCTAATGTCATCAAAGAACTTGCAGCCGGAACCTATCGAATCAAAGCAAAGGTTGCGCTGAAAGTCACGGATGGAACTGGTGAAAATACAGGCAAGAAGTTCACCAATATTCAGATTCGTGTTCTCAAGCGGCTAGAGCAACCTTCGCTTCCGGCATAATAATAAGTATAAGATAACGAATCAGTGAATCAAAGGGGCACATTGTATTATGTGTTATATTAGCAAGATATGATGTTGCCCCTTATTTTTTTACAGGAAGGCAGATGAAAAGAAAAGGACATCAACAAAGAAGAAAAGAGCTTCTCAATGATCCCACTGCAAATACAGAGTATTATACTAAAGACAAAAATGAAGGCCCACTTCATATACATGTTAGTGCACCAAATCGTCGCAAACTTCAACGTCGTGTTCCTTCTACAATTCTTCAAGAAGCTGAATCCCTTATCTATGGTGAGCGCAATAAGCATTATCGTCATCCAACAGAAAACTTTAACAACATTGCAAATCTTTGGAATGCTTATTTCAAAGCAATTCTTGCAAGGCCGGGAGTATCTGGCTCTGCTGCTGTTTTCCAAATTAACAACATTGACATTGCCTATCTCAATATCCTTCAAAAAATTGCTCGTGGTGCAACAAATCAAGAACATATAGATAGTGTCATAGACATTGCAGGATACGCTGGTTGTATTGAAAGAGTTCTGAAGAACAAATAGAAAGACAAAATGCAAATCCTAGTCAACTATGATCCGAAGGAAAAAGGACAGCTCCCCATAGTTGCAGGATTGCTTAAGAAATATGGAATCTCTGCAAAAGCTTCCTCAGAATCATTTGGAATCTCAGAACTTCTAAATGCAGCAAAGAAATCAAACTCTCAGGGTATCCTTCTATGCAATGAAGGAACATTAAAAAACTGTGTTCAAGTTCCAGTTAAAACGCAAGCGACTCTCTCAACTTTCCGAGGGAGTCGCTTGAATTTTTCTATTCCAGCAATTATCTGTGCTCCATTAGAACAACTACATACCTTGACGTATGGACATTTCTTACTTGAAAATGATGTTAAGAAGTTTAGGGAACTTGGCCGGCCACCAATTCAACTCAAGTTCAAGGTATGTGAGACACAAGAAGATCTATTCAAAGCGGCATTTGTCCTCTCTGAATGTCTTTTTATCTCAGGTGACATAGAAACTGATGGTCATTCTCGCATTACTTGCATTGCATTTACAGGAGTTACAGAACAACTTACAACAATAACTTATGTAATTCCCTTTATTGATTTTGGATTAGATCATTGGCCAACACAAAGCCAATATGCAGATGCAATCCAAACAATGCAAACAATTTGTGCAAATGAAGTCCCCAAGATGTTCTACAATGGAAACTATGACTGCCAATATCTTATCAAATATAACTCAGAACCTAATAATTGGGTTCTTGATGCAATGGGTCTTCTTCATGCACAATATGCAGAATTAGAAAAGAATTTAGCATTTGCAGCATCTCTTCATTGCTATGACTACTACTATTGGAAACTTGAAGATGCTTTAAGTAAAAAGAACAAAGAAATACGTGGATACTGGGGATACTGTGCAAAAGATTCATGGTATCCTGCTCGTATTTTTCTCAACATGATTCAGGAAGGATATCCATCTTATGCAATTGCGAATTATCAGCGCCTTTTTAAGTTATGTTATCCATGTATCTATTGTGCCTTTGAAGGTATCAAAATTGATGAAAATGAGAGGCTTAAAGCACGAAAGGAAAGCGAAGAAGAACTTAATAAAAGATCACATACTCTCAAAACAATGGCCGCAAATCAGAACTTCAATCCAAACTCAAGTACACAAGTGGCCGTTTTTTTATACGATATTATCGGTGCAAAATCTATCCAAATTAAAAATAAGGAAACTGGTAAATATGAAATTAAGAAATCCACAGACAAGAAAATTTTACAGAACAAAATTGCACCACAACATCCATTGCTTGCACGTATTATAGATGACATAGTTTCATATAGAGAAGAAGTAAAAGCAATTTCAACTTACTTTGACTTTTTACAATATAGGATGCCAGATGAATCAGATCGTCTCTTATATTCAATGTCTCCCTTTACAACGGATACAGGCCGGTTCTCAAGCAAGCAAAGTAACTTTCGTGAAATAAATTATGAAAAAGGTAAAGCAATTTCTTATGGTATGCAAATTCAGAATCAACCAACAGATAGTTCTACAAAATCTTTTTTAGTTGCTGATTTAAACTACGAAATGGCAGAGGCAGATAATAACAAGTCAGAAGCAAGATGTGTTGCTTTCCTATCTGGCTGTCGAAAGATGCAAACAGCAATTGAAAATCAAGATCGTGATTTCTATAAATCTCTTGGCCCATTATTCTTTGGAATTCCTTATGAAAAAGTATCAAAGGAACTTCGTAACTCAGCTCTGAAGCATATAGTTCACCAAGCAAATTATCTTGGAGGATGGGAAGTATTTATTAATAGAATTGGAATTAAAAAAGTATATGAAATTGGAGCAATGTTAGGAAAAAACATTGTTGATGTTAAAGCTTTTGTAAATTGGCTTATTTCTAGGTATCATGTAGGATTTCCAGAAGTACAAGAACATTGGAAAGAGATAAGAAGAGAAGTATTACGATCACATAGACTTGTTTCAGTCTTGGGCTATACAAGACATTTCTTTGGAAACATAATAGAAGATCACGGAGTTCTTCGAGCAGCAGTTGCACATGAACCACAAAATCTAAGTGTAAGCATTTTGAATAAAGGTTTTTGGCGAATGTATCGTGATATTGTTCTTCAAGAGCATGGAGCATTTCGCTTAAAAAATCAGATTCATGATGCTATCATGTTTCAATATCTACCAGAAAGACGAGAAGAATTTAAGATTCGTGTCCTCCAATGCATGGATAATCCTGTTAACGTAAGAGGACAAGTTCTTACTATCCCTGTTGACTATAAATACGGACAATCGTGGAAACAAATAAAAGACCAGTAGAATCGACAAAGCAAATATGGCCGTCGAATTCTACAAGAAATACTTCAACTACATTGGTGAAACAGAGGCTCCTTATATATATCATCGCTGGTGTGCAATATCTATCGTGGCTGCTATTCTCGGAAGAAATGTCTTTTTTCCTTTTGGACATTCTCGTGTTTACCCTAATATGTATGTTATGCTGGAAGGCAATCCAGGAGCTAGAAAAGGAACAGCATTAAAACCAGCCAGAAATCTACTTAAAGGAATTGAATTTGCAAAACTTGCACCAGATCGTCTATCAGCAGAACGATTCATTGCAGAAATGCAGCTTCTTAATCAGCCAGAATCAATTGATGGAATAGACTTTGAAAGACTTAACTTTGAAACTCCCTCAGAAATATATGTTATGGCAGCAGAGTTCCAAGACTTCATTGGAACAGCCAACATATCATTCATTGTTCTACTTACAAACCTTTGGGACAACCTGGACGAATACAAGCACCCAAAACTCCACGGAAAATCAATATACGTCTATGCCCCAACCGTTAATCTTATTGCGGCGGCCAATCAACAATCAATAGCACAAGCACTTCCAATAGAAGCAATAGGACAAGGTGGAACATCCAGAATTGTATTTGTGCATGGTGAGCCTACTGGTAAACAGATTACATTTCCAAAGCCTGTCTCACAACAAGCTAAATTGGAAATGGAGTCTTTATTAAAGAAAATACAAGAGGATTTACATGGCGAAATTACCATATCAAATTCTGCAAGAACTTTATTGGATAGGGTTTATAAAGAATACTCTTACCTTGATGATTTTCGTTTTAATCATTATAACACCAGACGTTTTGACCATATCCTTAAGCTTTGCATTGTTTTTGCTGCTATGGATTATTCATTGGAAATTCGAGATTCACATGTATTACAAGCTAATACTTTATTACACGCAACGGAACAAAGAATGGGAAAAGCACTAGGACAATTTGGTAAAGGAAAACACTCAGATGTTGCAAATGCAATTATTGAATTCATTAAAATAAATCTTACAAGGAATAAAAGGCCGGCAACAGTTAGAGAAATTTGGAAACAAGTAGATACAAATCTTAATAAGTTTGAAGAATTGGCAGAGATACTTAGAAATCTTGAAGCTGCTGAAAAGATACAGATCAAAGAGATAGCAGGCCGTCGTGGATACGTTCCACTAACCAAGATAATGAATGGATGGAAGGATGATATGTTATTAAAGGACTTCCTAACACCAGAGGAAATGCCATGATAGTTCTTGATTGGGGTCATCATTACGAGATAGAACAATTAGATAATCCTGATGAATCTAAACAAAAAATTGTCTTTGTTAAACGATATTGTGGTTTTGATAATCATCCTGGAACAACCAACCAAGAACTACTTAGAGTTTTAATTAGTAGAGTTCAGTTTTTAGAAAATCAATTATCTTGGATTGGAAATGAACAAATTATACATCATTTACGAATGGCATTAGTTTTGCATGAAGCAAGAGCTTTAATACGCAAAGTAGAAAAACACCAATTAAATCCAGAAAATATTGCTATTAATAAAAAAGATGGCCATTTTATTTTGACAAAAATATGAACATTCTTTCCCTACCAATCCTCAAGCTAATTGCTCGTGGCCGGCCTTGTAAACAGATTCTCTTCAACAACACTCCCTATCTTGAACGCTTTTATCTTTTTCGTATATTTGGTTATACTTACTACTTGCATCGTATACTTTTTGCAGATGCAGATCGTGATCTTCATAATTATCCTTGGCAATCTGCTTATTCTCTTATCCTTAATGGTTCTTACATTGAACGTCGTCTTGAATTTGGTTTTCAAAAACGCAAGATTGAATATATATCACCTGAAGTTATCAATATTATTCGTGGCTACTATTTCTACAAAAATATTGATCGTTTTAATCACTTTGGTGAGTATTCTTGGCATACAATTATGGAGATCAATGAACCAGAAACTTGGCTTTTGTTTTGGCATTCTACCCCATTTAGAGAATGGGGCTTTTTAAGAGCAACAGGTTTTCAAAAAGCAAAGGAGAAAGTGTGGGATTAGGTGATGAAATAATGGTAACAGCTCTTGTCAAAAAGAATAGAAGAGAAAATCCTATTCCTCACGTTATTGTTAACTCAAAAGGCTTAATGCGTTGGAGTGTTGCTTGGGAAAATAATCCATACATTTTAAACAAAAAAGAGCTACTTGGACATAGGCCAAATTTTGATAAAAACTATTATACATTATCTTCTGGAAATGGTGGAGGCCGTCACTACATTGATTATGAAAAATCCAAACATCATCAATTCTATGTATGGAAAGAATGGGATATAGAACCTGGTGAAATTTTTCTTTCAGAAAAAGAGTACGAACTTGCAAAGAATTTTCAAAAAGGTTATGGTAATCCAATTATTCTCATTGAACCAACAATTAAAGGACATCTTCAAGAAAATAAGAATTGGGGAAAGCATAATTGGCAACATTTAACAAAACAATTAGATAAAAATAACATACGCACAATTCAATTAAATCATTTTTATTCAAAACTAAACTTAACTAGTAATATACATACAGTTCATTCAATTCGTGAAATATTTGCTTATATCTCTGTAGCAGATATGATTATCTCACATGAAGGTGGCTTTCATCATGCTGCTGCTGCATTAGGAACTCCTGGAATTGTTATATTTGGAGGGTATATAGATCCAAAAATTACAGGATACCCAATTCATACAAATCTTACAGGCACAAAAGTATTTTGTGGCAATCTTATTCCATGTTCACATTGTCGTAAGGCAATGAATTCAATTACACCCGAGAAAGTTGTTTATGAAACCTTAAAGATTTTGGAGAAGAAATATGGATAGACAAATTAGCCTGCTCATTCCATCAAGAGGTCGGCCAGAACGCCTCATTGAAATGATGGCATCTGCTTGGGGAACATCTGATAAAACACTTGAACCTTTACAGTTCTGTGTTGGTTTAGATGAAGATGATCCTGCATATTCTACTTATATAAAAACCTTAGAAGAAGCTGATCTTACTCTTAATATTGCGTATCATATATCAACAAAGCAGATGTCAGCTCCTGAGCATCTTAATAGAATGGCAACAACAATTGCTTCAGGTGATCTTATGTTTGCACTAGGAGATGATGTTATCTTTAGAACAATAGGATGGAATACAGAAATCAATCTTCTTTGGGATAAAGTTCCAGATAATATCTTAGTTGCTTATTGCAATAATGGAATGAATCGTGAGAAATGTGAGCATTTTATCTTGCACAGTGATTGGATACACCTTTTAGGTAATATTTGTCCTCCTTACTTTCGTCACTTTTGTGTTGATGCTTGGGTTGAGGATATTGCAAAACGAATTAATAGACTTTCATGGCTTAAATATGTTACAGTTGAACACATGCATTTCAAATATGGTAAAGCAAAAACTGATGAAACATATCAAGCAGTTCGTTATCCAATAGGTAATTCTTCAGTCTCACAATTTGATACTGAAATGTATAATAAAACAGACATCGAAAGAATTAAGATTGCAAATAAATTACGAGCATACATTGAGTCAAAATCAACAACTTCAGCAAGAACCTAAATTTTTACAATATTATGTCCGTGAAAAATTTGCATCAATTTCTCTTCAAATCTTCAAAGGCTTTGATATTAAGAATCATGGAGCTTGGGTTCCTGCATCAAGAGGACAAATTTACTTTGGGCAAGGATATACACATATTGTTACAGGACTTCAATATGGATCACTTAGGGTTTTTCAACAGATCTACAATATCCAACATGCAAGACGTGAACCCTATCTTTTTATTGATGCTGGCTATTTGCTTGCTAAGCCTCATCTTACAGATATTGATACTTGGCGACTTAGAATCGTTCCTAATGCTTATCAAATGAATTGGATTTCAAAGAATCAAGATGACTCGAAACTGATTGCATTATGTGTTAAGGGACTTCAAGTATATGATGGCTGGAGAGAAACAAATTCTAAGAAATATATCTTACTTATTCCTCCATCATCTGATGCAGTCTCACAAGTTTTCGGTTTATCAAACTGGGAAACTCAAGTTCTTATAAAATTAAAAGAGCACACAAAACGAGAAATCATTATAAGAAGAAAAGGAAATGAAGTTCCTCTTATGGCTCATTTGTCTGGTGCTCATGCAGTTGTTGCTTATACTTCTAATGTTTCTACCGATGGGGCCGTCGCAGGTATTCCAGCATTTTGTTCACAATTTGCTGCGGCAGCTCCTATTTCATTGAGGCTTGAGAATTTAGATATGATTGAAAATCCGTGGAGACCATCTAGGGAAATTAGGGAAAATTGGCTTTTAAGTCTTGCAAACAATCAATTCTTGCTAAAAGAGATTGTAGAGGGAAAAGCAAGAGAGATTGTGATGAAAGAGATGTATGGAATTTACTCCTAAAGATCAACAACTTCTTGTATACATGCAAGGTGAATTTGCTGGCAAAAAGTTCTGTGGAGGGATGGTTTTAAAGTATATTAAAGATGATAATTATAAAATTACTCAAATTGCTCCTATTTTTGATAATCACTTCTATCGAAATGTTCTAATAACAATAGAGAATATAGAAGCAAAATGCAAAAATAATAATTGGACTGTGCAGTTTACACCAATAAGGATACCTGCATGAATATAAAATCAGAGTTAGGACACGTTTTGGATGCAACAATTCCTCCACAAGAACATATGTCTTCAAATAAGAATGAGTTTTACTTTCACCATCTTATTCATAATGGACATAAACTTATCATTGTAAGAGAACAGCCAATTAAAGATGATTTCTTAAAATTAATAAGACCATATTTGCAGAAACAATTTCCAACACGAGACTTTTGATATGACCAAGAAAAAAGATACAGGCATTGCCAAAGTTGATGCCAAAATGTCAACAGGTGAAATTAAATCCTTTCCAATGCAAGAAGAAATACGAGATATATTAAATAAGTTAGAAGGACGGCTCCCAGGAAATCTTGGATTTGATCCAAACAATGCAACAACAAAAGAGCTAGAAGATAACCACTTTTCAGGCTATCGTCTTAATGTCTTTGTTAATCAAATTGAACTATGGTGCAATGGAAAGATTCTTACTACACGAAATGCCCAAGCTGCTGCTGCTAATCCTGGGATTCTTGCGGAAATGCATGAGGAAGCATTTCACACGGTGGGAAGTATTGTTGCTGTGGAACTACAAACACAGAAAGAACAACCACCTTTTGATAAGAAGGAGCTACACTAATGGGCCTAGAACTTCTTAACCAAACAATGGATCAGGCCGGCACAGGACTCTCAGCAGAAGAAGTTGCTGTTTTGGCCGGCCAAATCCAAGACTTAAAAACCTTACTTGATAATCCACCAAATGGAATGTCTAACTGGGATTATGAGTTTATTGAATCTGTTTCAATCGCATATGAAGAACTTAAAGTCTTAAGTAAGAACAGAATTGAAAACATTGAAAGACTTTATATGAGGCATTGTAGTTAGACATTAGTCCATCTTCCATTTTTAATAAAACCATGATCTTTACAAGGACAATGTGATTGTAAACTAGGTAATATTGTTAGTGGCCTCCATGATTCTACTGTCCACATATTACCAAAACCTTTAACTTTATCAGTAAGTTCAGTATGAAAATATATACCTCCTTCATGATAACCACTTTCAGTTTTACATACATGACTTACAATGGCACCAACAATTGGTTGTTCTTTTATTAATTGTTCTAAATATTGATACTGTGGATTTAAGGATAAATCAGGATTCCAATGAAGCCAACGAAATAAATGCTTATCATCAAATAAATATATTTCATTATCTAAATATAAATCAGATGGTTGCTTAATATAAATTATCTATCATTTGCCTTAAAGGTGAATCAGGTTCTAGCTTTCTCATCATATTTGCTCTTGTTCCTTCTTCTGACTTAAGCATTACTTCATTCAAAGCAGAACGAAAACCTTTGGATGTTCCACCAAAACGGAGATAATCAGATGCAGTCTGAGAAAGGATTTCCCCATTTAGAGTATTATTACGAATCGCAGTCGAAAGAGCATCTACAGCTTTTGCTCTTCTGTCGTGATCCAATGATTCATAAAATCTATTTAGGTATTGAGCATTACGCACAACCTGTTCTTCTAGCGGACGTGTACCTAATAGACGTGCAAAGACACCAAGTGGAGTCCAAACCTCTGAAGATGGACTCATTGTATTATACTCTTGTGTTATCGAAGACCCCGATACAAGTTCAGCCCATCGAGCAATTGGTCTATTCATTGACTGTAAAGACAAAGCTTCAAACATAGATTGTGTTGCATTTCCTGTTGTTATTCCTTCTCCTGTCTTACTAATAATTGAATGAGCAGCAGAAAAACCCTGTTTCATGCCATTAAATATAGCAATTTCACCCATTGTAGAGGGAATCCGTGGAGAAATATCACCGCGAGTATAGAACGCTGGCCCAATTGAAGAAGGCAGTCCATAAAGAATTAGACGTGCAGCTTGATCGTCTAATGCACGGTAAGTTCCGGTTGTCAGGTCAATATGGTGGTCGGACATTGATCCTACAACTTGCTCTGACAACATATGATAGCCGGGCCAGGATGCCATACCGAAGATACCGGACTGAGCAAGTGCAAGCGAAGCTAACTGTTTAAAGTTCTTATTCTCAAGGCTTCGGTAAATTGATTGAGCATAAGTAAGAACATATGTTTGGTAAAGACCAATTGCAGCACCAAACGTCCCTTGAAATAATACAGGACGTTGATGTGCATAGTAATTACCCACAGAACGATCAGTAAAAGCAACAGCTGCTATTGTTGCTGCTGTATCTCCAATTCCAGTA